CTGTTGCGTCTGAGGCTGTTGCCCGTAGACTGCCTGTCCTTGCTCAAGCGGAGTCATCTCCTTCTTGTAGAACCCCTTGATGTTGTTGTAATCACCATCGACGGAGATATACACCTCGATGTCTTTCTCCATCAGTTCAGCAGGACTCCAGGGGTCTTGGATCGAATTGTACCCACAAGCGATACAGAAATTGCCTAGCTGTTGCATTGCAATCTCTACTGCTTTGGGGTTGGCGTTGACCATGTTGAAGTTATGCCAACACTTACGTGCGGCAGAACCTACGTCCACTGTGAATTCGACATTGAGCCTTTCTCCGCCCTTCTGGGTTAGCTTACGCTCGAAGTTAGTCATCCTCGCCACATACTTCCCTTCAGGGATTGGGGAGAAATCCTTTGGTGCAGAATTAGTGTCCTGCGTCACATACTGAGTTGCATCAAACATCAGAGTTTTCCTTTTTCGGTTTTAGTTCATTGATAAATGCTTCATAGTCAAGCTCTATTTCTGGGGGCAAACCATATCTATTTTTTGCCAACCATGCAGGACGCTCTTCTGTGTACAGAATTCGCTCGCCTGTTCCAATAGCACGGGTGCGCTGACCACCACGGCTCTCCGACTTCATGATTGACTTCTTGTAGTTGGCAAAAAGAATCGCGTCAGAGTGTTCGCAAACAAGGTCAGCCGCCTTCTGCTGAAGCTTGATCTGATAACGATCAAAGCTGTCAGTGTCAGGCGACTTGAACTCACGGATGATCGAGTGACCAACCAAGATGGTTTGCATCGACTTCATGTCACGCAGATAGTTCAGCCTATCTAAGAACTCACGCCAATACTTCAGCGCCTCAACGTAACCACGGCCGTACCCAGGTTGCTCAATGGTCTTATAGCCATTGGCGCTACAGGTGTGCTCCCATATTAGTGGCTCTAGCCAGTCAAGAGAATCAACCACTACGGTTTTGTAGTTGTGTTCCTCTTTAATGAGAGCGTCGAGAGAGTCTCGCACATCCGTGTATGACTTGGGACATGGGAAAGCATCTGCTTCGATCTTGCCCAGTCCGTCCTCGATAGGGAGGAAGATAGGGCGCGGCGCTGCCGCCCCAAAAGTCGTCTTTCCAATTCCTGCCTGTCCATAGATCAGAATCCTTGGCGGCTTCATTTTGCCGCCCTTGCTAACTTGTGTTAAATCCATAAATCCCTCTATTGAGTGCGTACGATTGTGCAACCACCATCAGAACATGTAAGAAGCTTGTACTTCCTATCGGGGAAGTCTTCGCTCACCACATAGTTGATAGCAGAAGAAACGGAACTCTTGTTAATTCCAGATTCTCCAGATATTGCGTAGGATTCGCCAATCTTCATTGGCTCAATCTTCGCAAACACAAACTCTCTGAGAGTCCTTTGCTTGGGTAGCTCGTCTAAGTCCAAGCTCCCCTTCAATAGCCCTGTCTCTTGACACTTATAGAGATACTTAATGCCTTCTTGATCGAGCATAGACAATGCCGCTCTGACTGAATCAAACCTAGCCTGATTCGTGTTTGCATATCCCATCATAGGGAGCCGTGTATTTACTTCGTTTAAGTTCATAACTTTTCCTTACATTTGTTCCCTAAGCCATCCACAGAATAGCTCAAGGTCTACTTCGCACGTACAACGAAAGTCTTCGATGTCGTACAGCTCTATGTGCAGCGGATACTGCACGATGCACCGCCAAGGTTGACGGTCGGCTCTGAATATGACTACAGGTTGCTTGCCTACTCTTTTGGCTTGCTTAACAGCCTGTTGCCACCAGATCTTTTTAGATGCTGTTTCTGCCACAGCATAGCGTTTCACTTCAATAGCCCAATGGTCTAATCCGATTAGATCGTGACCACCCCAGGCGGTTTGTGAATAATTGCGCTTTAGCTCGATGCCAGTGAGGTCGTAAATTGCTTTAATGCATTCACGCTCTCCAGATGCTCCTTTATTTCTGCTGTTGATTGGCATCCCTTTTCCTTGCGATGGCTTCCCTGCACAATGTGATTGCTTCTTGTATTCGTTCCATAGCCATAGGCTCTGGTTTGTGCATCATCTTAGTTCGACATTCTGTGAGCACGTAGATAACATGCTCTAAGCCTTTCTCTGTCATGGCTGCCTCGCTTTTAGCTTTCCTTTTGTTGATAGCTCAATTTGGGCTTGGCGCGAATAGGGGATTCTATTCTTGCCTTTCCACAAGTAGATCGTCTGGCGGGTGACACCAAGGTCATTAGCCATGTTTTTAACGCTTCCGTAATAACGGAGAACTTCTTCAAGATTCATACCTCCTCCTTGTTGACAACTAAATTAACCCTGGATTATTCTGGTGTCAACTAATTAGACATAGGGGAATAGAAATGAAGAAAAGAATCCATGTGAATCAGCACAATGTTCGTGCTAACGCGAAAGGTGCTGATCTTCCGATCTTCACAGTTAAAACATACAAAGGGAATGTGAAGACAAACAAGCTGAGAGTCGATGGACCGTGCGAATTGGTGTACAGCCCTGATAAGCCTCTCGATTGTGGAGCCAAGGTCTGGATAGAGACCAAGGCTCCTGTTGTAATAAAAACTGAACTAGGGGAGTTCAAACTATGAAATTCAAGAAAGCAGTCAGCGGTACTACTCTTGGAACAGCGTTAAAGCGTTTTGGAAGCGCCAACATAATCAGTAAACACGCAGGGAACAAGAAGGGAATGAAGAATAAGAGGAAGAAAAAATGACATACGTAAGGAAAATTGAGCTAACAAAAAAGCAATTAGAAATTTTGGAGGCAATCATCCATGAGGGATCTGTCTTCATTCCGGGTGAAGCTGGACCAAGGGTTTCACAGAAACAAGCTATTTCATACCACGAAAAGCAAGCTTCTATACTTTCTAGTCTTAGTCATGAAGGGACGGTGATAATCGAGGTAAGGAGATAAACATGGTAGGTAAACTTTCAGATGACCGCCTAGCTTCGGCATCGCGTATGCCGGTGTTCTATTGTTGGTTGATTGCCAGGGAAGCGCACCCTTACTCAACGCCAAACGATGAGCTACGCAGATCTATCGCTGCGAAGAATGGGGAGCCAAGACCAGAGCAACCTCATAGCGAACCCGCATATTGTGGCAATCTATTTGAGGGCACTATCGTCAAGGACGTTTGCGATAGCCTAGGACTAGGTGAACCAGTGCTTTCTCCACCAGTGTACGAAGCGCCAGACAGAAGCTGGCAATGCTCACTGGACGCTTTCGTCCAAGTTCCTCAGCCTATTATTGTATTTGCTAGCGACCTGGTGGAGATCGAGGGAGATATCTCATCGATCGCACTAGAGGGGCCGATCCCGATTGAGGTCAAGACTACTGGTGACCACTTTACGGGCAAAGTCCCGCTGTATAGGGGCCCAGTCCAACTACAGATGCAAATGATGGCATTGGACGCAAAATTTGGGATATTAGCTACCGTCCATCGGGGCAATCTCAGGCACTACAAGATCTACAAGTGCGACCCATTGATGCAACAGCAATTAGGCGATCTTGCTATTGAATTCCGTGATAGAGTGAACACAGAAACATATTATCGGCCGGTGAGTGTAGATGACTGTATCAAGACGCATAAAGGAGGGGATTCTGATCCTGTTGAACTCCCAAGCCTCGCTGATGATGTGGAGAGATTGGTCAAACTACGCCAGGATGCTAAAGGCATCGACAGCGAGATCGAACAACTGCAAACCAAAATTATGTCAGAAATGCAAGACCATGAAGTCGCAAAAGTTGGACCTTTTGTTGTGCAATGGCCCGTTAGACATTACAAAGCACAACCAGAAAAAGTAACCCCTGCCAAAGATTCTAGGACAATAAGGCTAAAAACATTGCAAATAAGGTCATAGTTGTCATATCCTTCAGACAAGTTCATCACAGAGCTTTTTCCCTCGTCTACCCCCCTATGTAGACAACCATTAGCCCTCTTATGAGGGCTTTTTTTTCAGCATTTCCATAAGTTCTCTCTCTTGCGTTTTAGTGCATAACCTAGAGGCTTTTGCCCTATTTTTCTGCTTGGTCAATATCTGCACGTTTGCTGGCACGTTGAGCCCGCAAATCTTTTTATGTATCAATGGGATAATGTGATCTACTTCGTGCTTTATGCCAGTATCGATAGATAGCATCTGGGCTTTAAGCCTGATCCTTCGTAGCTCAATAGCGCCTTTCTTTGTTGCCACGCTAGCCGACTTTTCAATTCTTCTGCGTTTCCTGACACCCTCTTTGTGTCTGTGTTTGTGCTTTCTATAGTACGATTTAGCGTACTCTCTCTTTCGATCTCTGTACGCCTCGTCTCCGTAGCCGACCCAGTAGTCTTTTGCTTCAGTTCGTTTGCGGTTGCGTATTCGGCTGCATTCGCAACAGTTCTTGTTCGAAGCGAATCGCTCGACAACATGCCCGTGCTTACATGGCTTGCCATTGAAGTAATATGTGACACCTTGTCTTAGCGCCTCTCTTTGGGACGCTGGAAATTTCCTTTTCTCCATCGTCCATGATCCTTAGTAGGACCAGATCGTTGGTCTAGGCCAACCTTCCTCCCTGGTTAGATCATCAATATGGATGAAACGCCCTGAACCTTTTTGTTGTACGCCTACTCCGGTGAAACCATGCCCTAGGACCGCGCATAAAAGCTTGTATGCGTCTTCGCCCTGGACAGCGATATCAACCGCCCTTCCGCTTGCGTGAGCGCCTGGCTTGGCCTTCTTTGCCTCTATGGGATGATTCGGACAACGGTACGCGCTTGTCACCACCATCGGCTGGCCCCAGTCCGCTCTCAGGCTTGTCAGTTTCTCCATAAATTCGCTGTTCATGCCGTCCGCACCGCACCCACATTGGCATCGCATCTCTTCCTCAGTAAAGAATGGTGAACTCCATGTCATTTCTTTAACCCCTTCATTCCACGTAAGCCGAAACTGGCAGCAATGGACGCATACACTGCCCACTGGAACCAGTCTGGTGTTGTTGATAGTACCTCAAACCCACGCGCCACATATGGCTGCGTGTGTGGGATAAAGCACATGCTGATGATAATAATGAAGCAAACGGTCCATGCCTCGTCTTTCCACGAATCCTGGGAGTTCTGAGCCATTATCTTTTCCCAACCCGCTTCATGGGTTGCGGCGACCTTCATGACCTCTGCTTCGGCTTCTGCTTTAGCGATCTTTAGCTTGGACGCAGCAGCCTTCTCTTCGGTCTTGCCCTTGATCCAGTTGCCGGCGACATCGCTAATGATTGGGAGTAACGCTTGTATCATAAGTCATCTACCCTAGTAAGTAGCCCATAAAGAAAGCGACAGCAGCCGCCACTATGATGAATTGAATATCGGCTAAACTAAGCATTATTTCTTATCCACCTTTGCCTTGATTACTGACGTAGTGAAGAATGCGCTGACCAAGACTGCAATCGAGGCGAAGTAAGTGGGCGCGATGTCCGCAATCAGTTGAGCTGCTGTACCCATAGAGAGTAGGTCAGCCAAGAAGATCCCCAGTGGATATAGGAGCAACCCCAAAAGTGCGAACCAAGCCATCGCCCTAACAGAATTGCGATTGAGGTCTTCGTCTTCTAGCCGCCTTCTACGGTCTTCAAGCATTAGCTCCCGCTCTTCTGGGTCTAGCTCTCCGTTCCCGTTAAGGTCATATTTCTCTAAATCAGTCATTTAAGTACCTTTCTTGTCGCTTGGGATTGGCACACAAGCCATTCCCCGTGGATCTTCAGAATCAGCCATCAAGACCATTGCATCCTTAAAACAATCTTGAGGATTTGCGTATTCCTTTCTTTCGACGATCTGCAAGACTCCAGGCTGTATTGCAATCGTGATGATTCCGTATACTAGCCACATCATTGAGCCCAATTTTGCCATTCCATAGCATCATCTCCCCTTGGCTGCAATGATCGCAAGCAATAGCCATATACCTAGACCGACGACCAAACAGCCAGCAAGTATAGCAGCAGTATAAATAAGTCCGTTCTTGATGGCTTTTTTCTTAGCCAATCTCTTAGCTTTTTCACGTTTTTCTGCTTTCTCTCTCAGCTCTTTCCTAGTTTTCTGCCACCTCAAATAATCGTCTTTGAGTCCTGGGCGACCATACCAAGCCAGTTGCTCAAAAAATTGATGCTCGGCTTGCTTGATTTTCTCCATTTCCCAAAAGTCAGCATCATCGGCTCGACCGGAATCAATCTTTTTTTGTACTTCTTCTTTTGCGTCGAAGAATTTACCGAGATCTCTACCGGCTTCAGCAATTCCCTTGCCTTCTTCCAATAAGCCTTTGACAGTTTGCAGGGCTTCTAAGGCGACCTTACCGACTGCAATTGCCTCAAAGATCATGACTCGTCTGCTTTGATCTTGCCGATTGCTTTCTGAACCGTGTCAGTCTCGTAGATCCTGATAGCGGTCCAGGTGATTGTGAATACAGCCGCTAATGGCGGCATAATTTCTGATAACGTACCAATAACAGTAAATACTGCCGCAGCATCTACAATCGTCTTTGTGGCCTCTGTGGTGTGCTGCACAGTCCCTACTCCCAGGATGGTTTCGGGTTAAATTATATCACGCCCTTTTATCAGTGAGTATTGCGATGTGGTGCGACCCTTCAGCCTCAAATGTAGAACCTGATGGAATAACGCATGGCCCTTCGGCAGATTCGCCATTGATAGCGCCACTACCCATCGCCAAGAATGCTTCTTGCTTTGAGCGCAATTCATAGGACGCACCTTCTTCAGAAGATATTTTTTGCCAACTATAAAACAGATCAAAATTGATTGGTTTGATCATATCTGTCACTTCTATCGGAGCGGCACAATAATACACAGAACCGACATCCCAATATAAATATAGCCTTTCAGGAGGCCACTGTTTTGGGGTCCATCCAAAACCGTAGTTATCAAATAATATCCCACGATCAGCCTCAGATATTGTCTCCACTCTTCTTTTATTGATCCCTGCTTTAGTGTAAACAGTAAACCCGCCCGTTTCGCAGAATATGGCAATATGCTGATCATTCCATTGATCAAATTTTTCACCACCAGATATGTTAGTGATAGGAGTGTCTGAGGTGTTTACGATCTTGTGAGCGTGAAGGATTCGCCCAGTATACTTAGCTTTGATGAAGTCAGTATGAGGATTTGATTCGAATGAATTCATTAATAACCTCCCTCATCGGCGGTATCTCTAAATCCATAAGCACTAACAAAATTTGTCCCAGAAGTCATGGTGATATCATTTGTTAATTGCAAGCCGTTTGAGGCGTAGTAACTGGTTGAAAAAGGTTGAGCTGTAAATCCTACTGTTGAGGAAACATGATTTGCATCAAAATTGGACTTCCAAGTTGCATTCGTTGTTCCTACCCCTTCTGGACATAAAGCTAAAAACAAAGCGACGTAATTATAAACTGAGGTTGAGCTAGGAAAAGGATAGGTCCCCCCAGTAAATTGAGTAAAAATATCTCTTGAGTAAGGAGCTATATTTGTACTTGCAGTTCCCGCTTGATAAAACCCATTAAATGCATTATTTGTTTCTAATGCAAACACCCTCATCCCAAGTTTATATGTTGGCCCATCCGCTCTACTAGGCTCATCAAATGCGGCTGTATTTCTTGTTTGACTTAATCTCCAAGCATCTACACGGCTTCTGATACGGGTATAGCTTGTCCCGCCTATCGTTATTGTTCCTGAAGTAGACCCGCTATTATCCATGATGGTGTAGAAATCGTAAAAATTGTCCCAGTCCAATTCCCAATCCCAACACATTTCTATGGCCCCATTGCTGCCTGAAATATTCCTGATCTTGAAGTTGTAACTGTTAGGGTTGACCATCAAGTTTTTCCAAGAATCGTACACGCTTGTCCAGTTGGAAATCCAAGGTTTTACTGTACTGCTTAGGTCTCCGCTACCAACGTAGCCACCTACCAGAAATACTAATGGATAACGAACCCCCAATCTGTCCAGATTGTCACTTGACGAGGCAAAATTGTATTGCCCGCTTATTGCCGTTCCTTGATTGTTTGTATTGTCTTCCCCGACAAAAGTTATGAAATTAGTTCCATCAGGCAAAGGAACCTCTATTAGATTTTCATACTGTGCTGAAGAATCGCTTGATGTATATGCGGTTGTAAATTCAGATGATTGCTCTTGCGGGCCGTGAACTCCATGTATCCTGCAAGCATATTCTAAAATCGTTGGTGATTTTGAAGATGTGGGGTTGCCATACGTAGCGTATCCTCCTGCTTGAAATACAGGTGTATGCTCAATAGTCTGAAATGCTCCTTTACCGTAAAAATCAGAGATACTGATTTCACCAGATGTCGGGACTCCAGTAGCCGCGCTATAAAATTCTGATAATTCATGCGGTGCGGCATCAGTAAACTCAGTCGCTATTTGACTGAGCTTAATCTCTCCTGATGTCTGAAGCGGCATTCTCTAGCTCCTCAACTCGTGCTGTAAGCTCTTTGACTGACTCAACCAATAATCCGATGATTGCGTCGTACTCAACCAGTTTGTAAGTTGTTGTGTCATTTGCTAGATGCAGTGGTAGCTCTTTCTCGCGGATAGCCTCTGGCAGAACAGCCTCGACATCCTGGGCGATTACACCGGCAGATACTTGACCATCGTGACGCTTAAATGTGCATCCATTCAGTTGCTTGACCTTCTCGACAGCATCATCAATGTTCTTGATATCTGTCTTTAAGCGACGATCTGAGATCGTTGTTGAGTAAGCGATAACATCGCCGTCAGCATGAAAGTCGCCGTCGCCTTCCATACGGAATCTTTCGACCGTGCCGACTGTAAAATTGAAATGATTAGACGATGGGTAATACGCAATTATTCCTTCATCAACATCAGACACAGTTCCAAACTCAATTCGACCGTAGCTTGAAGGGCCTGACGTTACCCTGATGACTGGATAACCGCCTGTCTGCGAGCCATTGAAAGTAACCACATTGCCAAAAATCAAATTATTGTTTGCTGTATCTGTCACATCGCTTCTTAGGAATGATGTTGCCTCAATGCCATCTAATTGATCTGCGTTAATACCAAGAGCATCAATATCAGCTTTGGTTTGATCTGCTGTCGCGGCAGTTTCTATATTATTGAGCTTTGTTAGCAATGCATCTGTAAACGCATTTGTGTTGCTGTTGCTTTCATAAGCCGTCTTTATTTCTGAAGCGGTTTGATCAGCAGTAGCGTTAGCCTCAATACCGTCTAGTTTTGTGCCATCAGCCGCTATATCTCGACCATCTACGGTTCCATTCGGAACTAGCAAGTTGTTTTGTACTTGGAAGTTGCCATCTCGATCCCACGTAGAAACACGATTGTGTTGCGCTACTGGGTAAGTGCCATACCAGTTAATTTTATGAATACTAAAAGTTTGGGAATTACTTGTACTCCAAGTAAAATCATAAGTAATCCTAACAGAATCGTTTCGCGTGTTTGAAGACGTATATGGAATCGCGGTATGAGGTATCCATACGTGAGTCGGCCAACCGCCATGTGATCCAGTGGTATCAACCGTTGACCATACTTGAGTTTGAAAATCCTTTTTCTCAATCTGAATAGTTGCTGTATTTGAACGGCCTGACTGATAGATGTGCAAGTAATTTAGATACACATATCCATAATTATATTGAGAGTAGTTCCAATAGATTCTGATCTTATCGTACTGCTGAGAAGTAATATTTATACCACCTGACGTCCCAGTGCCAGACATCATGTCTTTAAGATCATTGGTGCTGTAATTTGATGTAATGTCAGTCCATGTGGTACCGCCATCTGTACTGCCTTCGATGACATCAGGGACAGCAAATTGCATCTTGTTTTCAACCGCAGGATCAACTAACGCCGCCATTGATAATGTTGGCGAACTCAAACTGTTTCTATCTCCATTCGGAATAACGGGGTCAATCGAATAGGTAGCTAAGGCAGAACTTAACCTTGCGCTTGCGAGTGTTCCTGCATTTAGGTTGCTAGCGTTCTGATAATACGATCCATGCTGACCATCTAATACATCTGCATCTAGCCCCGATCCTGCACCATCAACAGTCTTAATTTCCGTGAGTATCTCACTCGCTGTTTGATCACCAGTAGCACCTGATTCGATGCCATCGAGCTTAATTTTGTCACTCCTTGACATAAGACCATTTGATGACTGTGTAGCGTTGCTGTATGTCGTATCTGTGTCTGTCGCAGAAATAGTAATGGTGTCTGCGTTTGTGCGAGCCACAGTAACATTCGTGCCACCAATGATGCTGACTTCATCAGTTGTTGATCCGCTATCTGTAAGGCGTAGGTTAGCTCCATTAGTTACTGTCTCAGCACTAATAGAGTAAGTAGTATTGGTGTCTGTGTAGCTTGTCAGATAGCCTTGAGTAGAGTGATCTCCCCAACCATAGGCTGTGTCCCATTGACCTACCTTCGTGTCGGTAATGTCATTGGTTCCCATGTCGATATAGGAATTAGTTAGCTCAATAGCCCTAGTTCCGTTGCCGCCTTTGAAACGAATGATTTCGTTTTCAGTACCGGCTGTTGATCCGCCAGTAAAGATTGCGACATCACCTGAAGGCGTTCTGTTTGTGAGGTATGGGTAAGAACCGTTGTTTGTTCTATCGACTCTTATAAAAAATCTATTTTGACCGGAGCCGTTTTCTAACGCTGAATAAGTAAAGCCTTGTGCCGAATTTGATAATCGCAGTGGTGTTGTAGCGTTAAGAGTAAGAGTGCCAGATATGTTATCATCGGCATCAGAGCGTACAAACTGACTCGCTTCTAACCCATCAACCGTGTCGGCATCGATGCCATTACCTGAACCTTCATCAGCAGTCGTCAGGACGGTATTGCCTCCAACAGTGGCAGAGCTAGCCTCTAACCCGTCAACGACCAAGCTACCGGCACTATATGAGGAGTCAGCAGTATTAATTGCCCCTGTTGGCTCTGGATCGTACTCATCGACGAATTTAAACTTAGAATCTGTCGTATCAAAAAACATACCAACGTGTGTATAACCAACTCCAGTACCGCCCGTGTTTCTGTTAGACCAAACGCCAGTATCCGTATCAACAGGAGCACCCGTGCCCGACCAAACATCATTTAGGGTATGCTGTTTGACGCTCGCAAATCTGATACTAATACCGTCATCAAGAGCTTGATCACTGCCCGTTATGTTGATTCCGGATGCTTCAGTCGTCGTAAAATTGTCTTTTGACCAAGCAAAAGTGTCTTGGTTGCTAGCAACGCCATCAATCTTGACGTAATAGGTTGTGCTTGCCGTCCCACTAAAATGGCCGGTGAAATACGCATCATCAAGTCCGCTACCTGTAAACGTAGTGTTGGCCTCACCAATCGTGTCGCCTGAGTTTAAATACAGGAATGGTGCGCCAGTCTCTACGTTGGTTGAGGAAGCAACAGTCTGTGACCCAACAACAGTTAGGTCACCATCGATGATCAGGTCACCACCAATATGCGTATCTGTGCGAACCCTGAAAGAGTTGACTGAGTGATTCTGTTGATTTACTAGAAGAACGCCTGTTGTAGCGTTTGACGCTACAACCCAACCTAAGCACATAGGGAAGTTAGGATAGGTAGGTGATGAGTTCTGTACAGCCCCATCAGTGAGACCGACAAAGAAGTTAGCCCCTGCTGTTAGCCCAGATGTGTCAACGCCTTCGACAAGACCGGCTGTACAAACATAGCCGTATGTGCCGTCCTCAATGCTGTGGGCGGCAATGCCTTGAGCATTGTACTTGTTTACGTCCGTTGCATTGGCTCTAGCGGCTGTGGGATAGCCATTGAAGTTGCCGCTGAAGTAGAGAGGCTCGCCTTTGGCGATTGTGACCCCGCTATTGTTATAGACCTTTTGATGTTCTTCTAATCCGATCTCATGAACAAGGCCAGACTCGTCACCATAATAGTTCAGCGTGTTATGGATACTGTCATACCATAGCAAGCCTTCTGAGTACGCAGGATGGCTAGACTGGGGATCGAACTGTATCTGAGTCGGATCACCTATCTCGCCGGTTACGCCAGACATGGACGTAATGTCGGCATTGGCTCCGTTCTCAGCTTTGTCGTTGTTCAGGTTAGTGAAGTTGCTATCAACCTCACTATTGGTCAAACCCCTAGAAAGGCTTGACCGTAGCGTTATACTAGCCATCGTCTAGCCCCTCTGGTCAGGTTATGCCGCCGCCAGCGAAATCGTCCAATTAATCTGAAGCGTATCGTCACTCGACTTGTTGATCACGCTGAACGTCGTTCTACACAACATATCACCGCCGGTAGAAGCATTAAAAATTGCGCTCTCTGTTACCGCCCCAGTGCTAACACCCGCCCCGAATGACGCAACATAAAGAACTTCTTCATTGGTTGCTGTCGATGAAGTTAGCGTGACTCTTGACCCAAGAATCGATTCAAGATCAGTATCCGCTGCCGCAGCCGAAGTTGTTCCAGAGCCAATACCCATATGAGACATGATACTTGATGATGTTCCGACCATTCGACTAGCAATAAAATCAAGTCCCGCATCAACAACTAAGTTCTTGATGTTCTCTTCTTGCTTAATGTTGCCATCCTTATCAAAGAGCTTGATTGCAACATCGCCTTTTAGTTTGAGGTTATCTGACAACATTAAATTGTTCTCCGTGTTCCTACGTAGTCCTCTGAGAAGTAAGTCAGGTCACAATAGCCCTGGTTCACAATCTCTCCACTGGTTGAAAATTCTGCCGAATCACTAACAACCTTTAACGGCCTCAAGCTTGCGGCTTCACTAATTATGCCATTATTTGACAGCACTGTCGAAACTGTAAATGCAGGGCTGTCACTGATTTCTGAACTATCCGATAATACTACCGATATTGAAAACTCAATAGCCTCAGACAGAGATGGAGTCTCATCAATTCCTTTTATTACATATATCGAGTCAATGCTATCAGATACGTCTGATTGATCTGATAATGGCTTTGTCGATTGCAGGGAAATAGATTCTGATGCATCGAGAGAATCGCTCGTAGATTTCATAACACTTGAAGTCAAAGACTCTGCAATGCTTGGCGTTTCAGTGACTACTTTTGTTGCAGAAAAGTTCAATGACTCAGATGCTTCTGCATTATCGCTGAACGGCTTAGTAACAAACGCGCTAAGTTGTGAGTATACGATCCCTAGATATGACCATGATTCTTGCGCGAAAAAGTATGGAGTATCAGTGAAGTTTCTGACGTAATTAACAGTGCGTGAAAATACATCTGTCGCTGATGCGGTATTCGATTTGACCTTGGTAAAAATTATATCATGATCATCTTCTGGCGTGACGCTACCATCTAAGTCGTCAGTGACCGTTGCTATATCAGATACAGCCTTAGTTATGTCAGCAGTGTGTGCCTCAGAAAAATCAGCCTGATCAGACGTTCTTTTTATAGCAGACAGCAGATGTTCATCTGAAACAGATGTATTGTCTGATTGATTCTTTCCGACCGAATATACTTGAGCATCTGACGCAGAAGCGTTGTCTGTCTTGTTCTTTTCAGCTAATACTGCCTGAGACTCAGAAACAGAAGCACTATCAGCGTCTACCTTATCAAAAATAACCGCATGGCTTTCATCAACGCTTGATTGTTCTGTGACAACCTTCCCGAAAGATTTTTCTTGAGATTCTCTGACTTGGCGATAATCGGTCAGGCTTTTGCCAATGTCTTTATTATCTGAATCACTGACGTTTGCAGAATCAGAAGTGGTTTTGTTAAAAACCTTTGCAATCAAATCAGATACGCTAGGTGTGTCTGCAAACTGGAGCAAATGAATAAAGAACCCAAGTATCGAGCTTGCTTTCAGTCTTGCAACTGATGCCGATGCTTTAAGTCTTGATACAATTACAGAGGATTTGGCTCTATCAAAGAAAACAGAAAATTTAGCTCGGCCAAAATTGATTGCCGATAATAATCGAGCAAAGGTGATTGACCGTTTTATAGTCATGCGAAATCAGCGCGTACAACAAAGTCTATGGTTTCGTAAACAGTCTCTCTTGATCCATCATTGAATACGATCTCTACTTCGCCTTCATAATCGCCAGGAGGAATGTCTAGTTGTGTCCCAGAGAATGCAAATATTGCAATGCCATTGCCCTGGTTAGTTACATCGCTTGCATTAGATAAAGAGAAAAGCACTGAATCACTGTTTTTCTTCCTGAAATGCATTTTGCATGTTGTAGCCTCAGTCAGATCAATGGCATCGCCGGTTTCTGATCGAGTCAGCGTGACTTTGACTTGTGGGCCGGTATCACCCTGAACTAATTTGTGTGCTTCGGCCATGATGTTCTCCTTTACGTAATACTACCATGAATGGTCTGACGATTTATTATTTCAGCATTAGTGCCATTTGTAATTGCTGCCCCACCGTCACCAGCTTGATAGTAAGTAGCCAAAGCGCTTGCTATCCTAAAAGGCTGAAAACTGTTAGTGTCATGAGGGGCAAACCATCGGTCTGGGTCAGTTGACATCCCACTATGAAGATGGATTTCGGATAGTTCTCCATCCTCCCCGTCTTCTCCACTTTCAGCGAAACCGCCGCCATTACCTCCCGCTCCAGCTTGCCCCGCTCTTAATTCCTGCCCTGGGGCCGTCCAAGTTCCATTAATACCAGTTTCCCAGTGAGCACCCATGTAGGTGTAATCAGAACTAGTTAGTACAGTAGGTCCGCCTCCATCTTCTCCTGCATTCAAAGGCGATCCTGGGAGTATTAATTGAGTGCCATCCCATCCTGCACCATCGCCTCCATCTCCCCCAAGAACATATCCAAAATCATGTATGCCGCTGTAACCTGTATAACCAGGAAGAGTCCCATCGCTATATATTTCGCCGGGTCCTGCGTTTCCGCCTTTCCCGCCGCCGCCACCGCCACCAGCTATAAGTCCATCATTTATAATCGTGACTTGCGAGGCTACTGATGACGCAATATATATTGCGTCTCCTCCATGACGGGATGCGTAGTTATCATCAAAAATGCCAGAAGCTCCATATATGTTCCCATAATTTCTAATAGTCAAAGTTCCGCCAAGACTGATAGGGATAATTAATGCTTCACTTGCGCTCACCCCTGAGCTAGCTGGGCGACCATAAATATTAACGCCTTTTTCTATAATAAGAACTTTATCTGTTGCAGCCGTATAATCCGTGCCAAACGTATCTGATACGTCCCAAGCAACAAGCTCTCCCTTCTTGATCCTAGAGATATCTAAGGATAACGCAGTTCCTCCGGTATAAGAATCTGGTCCATTCTCCTTTAAAGTAAGGTTAATCCCAAGGTCATCTCCCGAATACCTAAATGACCAAGAAACAACTTCAAACACTTTAGAGTTAAAACCTAGCCTTGGATAAGTAAGGGAAACATTGTCACCAATTTGACAATTAAACTTATTTAACTTAACTGGGACACTTACAGTCATTTGATTTCTTGATCTGAAAAGCGAAAGTTCAGCTAATTTTGTCGCTCGTGTTTCAGATGTTGTAAAAGGCAATGAGAGGTCAACTGAAGACTTTTGCCCATTATCAATGTAGAGAAGATCTGTGTTTTCCTGAACAGGCATATCCGTGACTTGGTTAAGAGCCAAGCTGTAATAGATGGCTTTAACAGTATTAAACTGATCCCTCATTGAGTTAGTTGCTTGCATAGCAACTTCACCTATTAAATCATCTTCTGTTATGGTCACTGATGGGGCTACGTATTTAGCTGCCCTTAAATGGAACTTGCCGTTTGAGTATGACAAAACGCCAGAACATGCGGTTAGCATATCGCTAATAATTGTTTTTGGGCTTTTAGATGTATCAATCACACCGTCTAGCTGGTACTGATTGCTATTTTCATCACAAACATCAGCGGCTATTTCAAAAGAATCTTCATCAATCTCGTCAAGAGCGCAACCTAAACCATAGTCAATATCAAGCAAATAATCTCTTATGCATAATGCGGGGTTGTTTGAATATGCAGTAGTTGATGTTCTCGGATCGTAAACAGGTTTCCCTTTTACTAATACTGAAACATTAGGCAAGCCCTGTTCAAACAATGTCGCGTCATACTGCATTCTCACATAAAGGTAAGATATACCGTCTAGTCTTTGAGAAGATGTCCATCCTGGTGGATTGGTATTAAGGCCAGAATTTTCTGTCAAAGATGTTTGTGGGTAAGAGCCATCTTTCCACTGTAATGAAACCTTAGAAGAGTAGTCTGGGGTCGTTCCACTATCCGCTGCTATAAATCCGTCTGACGCAGTGAGATCTGTTGATACGGCAACATCATTCAAATATACCTTGTAAGCACTATCTGTTTTAGCTCCAGATATGCCGACAATCATGTGAAGAAATTGAGTTCCTGTAGCAGAGCCAGTAGAAGAGCTAGAATCCATGTGTAGTATTACGCCGGATTTTCTTGTCTGTCCATAAACTACTTCTCTAACAGCGGTAGGGGATCTGAACTGGAATTTTGCTCCTTGCGCTCCCAAATCCTGGATTGATCTTCCGCCTGAATTATCTGGTGTTGGGCCAAGAGATGCAGCTACCGCGCTAAGTCCTAGCCCAATAGCCGTTCTAAAGGCAGCAGCTTGCCAAAATGATGCGGTCGCAACAGATGATAAAGCTGCTGAGAAACTCGCGCCCGCATACATTGCAGAAGCAACCCCGCCAGTCGCAACAACTAGAGCAATGGTTGCTAATGCTTTGGGGTTTGCAACAGCCTTTACTGTTTGCTTTACCGTTCTTTTTAAATTGCTCCAAAAACCCATTCCATCTACTTCCAGACAATCTGTTTATCTTGTATTGATCCAATGTTTTCCAATCCGGTGTCCGCTGGGATTATTGGTCCAGTAAGCGGAGAATTAGGAGGGTTGCTCCTTGATGGAGAAAAAGCTTGTTGTTCTTCATGGGTATAATGAAGAACTCTAGGTCTATCGAAATCAATTAATCTATTTTCTACAAAAATAGATACAGTAGACCCATTAGGGCCATCATTTATTGATATCTTGTCAATAAAACCTGAGAATATTTTATAGCTTTGAATTGTTGGGTAGTTATTTAACGATCCAACATATAATTCAGATTTCCTATATTGGTAGTTTTGGTCTAGTGCCAAGTCTGCTGATTCTGTATCTAGCCCAGCAAGAACCACGGTGATACCGTTTGCCCCAATCTGGTTATCTTCTTTTACCTCTGAAAAAGACAAAAGCTCGCCGGCCCCGTCATAGGTTACCCCATTAAAAGTCAAGTCCCCGTATCCAGTCCAAAACCCTATTGTCCCTTCATCAACTTGAAAATTAACAGCAAAGAAAACCTTAACATGATCTGATGTAAAGTCTGATGGACTACTAGCCCTAGTCATAAGACCTCCACAATATTAAAACTCAAAGATGTAAGACCATTAGTGGTTTTTGTCCATCTTATATCGTTATCCATCAAGCGAAATAGCCCTTTTTGAGTAGACGTAGTGAGAGTGATTGTCTCATCAGTTGAGTTCTCCCTCAGTCCAGGGAATATAGAAACGTCTCTATATCCCGCGCTAGGAATGCTAGCTGTTTTATGAAGCCTAGGAATCTGTGTGGTTGATCCTGTTAAAGTGATCCACTCACCCTGAGTTAATGAAAATGATCCAGATACTTGGTTAAGACTAATGTTTGTATCACCAGGCACATATCCTGCGTCCACTATCACGGTTCCCGTATGGGTGCCAAGTATTCTTTCATCCATGATCCCCCCGATATCAAGCTCAAATGTTCCGCGAATTCCGTTCAAGGACAACAGGAAGGCTTCAACCCACCTAACATCATAGCCGCTAAGAGGGGCTGTAGTTATAACAAACTCCCACCTCTTACCGCTAAATTCGTATACTTGCTGCGCGTAGGTGAAAGGGCTTTCGCTGATGGAAACAGTGTTTGATGCCGTTGCTGTAACAGAAACAATATTATCTGTTAGACGACTGGGGGGCGTAACTGGATAAGTGATATGTCCTGATGGCATCTTTACGCATATCCTCTAGCTTTGGCGTTAAATACAGCAGTTTTAGCAACCTCTTGAATTTGAGGGAGCATTGACTGAAGCTCAGTTCTCACTGTTTCTGGAACACCTGTGGAAATATTTAGCGATATATTAACAGTATCACCGCCACCTAAATTGTGGTTTGAGACTATCTTCCCGTTCCCGCTAGGGATAAATAACTCAGGCCCTCTTTCGCCAACCATATAAGGTTGTCTGGCTGATACTGGCCCGCCCAAAGCTCGCCTAGGAATCCCTGCATCAGCAGCCGCCGACGACTGAGCGTCAATATCTGCACTTGATGTCCCTGTACCAAAGCCGATAGCTGAACTAAAGATATCTCTGAAAAGAGGAGTAACACTTTGTTGGATGTTGATTCTAATCAAGTCCTCAATGATTGATCTAGCCATATCTTTGAACGCTTGAGCCGCTGTCTTTGTGCCCATGCTCAAGCCAACCAAACCATTCTCAAGTGAGGTTAAGCCATTCTCTCCAGCATCAATTAAGGAGTCAGTTAGCTCTTTTGTATTATTCTTGAATTTGGCTATCTTCTCAGCCGAACTCTTAACTTTGTTATCAACAGCCGGGAAGAGTTCATTTGTAAGTTTTTCCATGTGGAAGGCAAACGCTTGTAACTCGTGTGTCTGCCATATTCCATCCGGTCCAACAAGAACTTTTTTCAACATCAGAGAGTGCTGATACAATTTTTGATTGCGATCTACTGCCTCATCAAGAAGTCTAATCCTCTTCTGACTTAAAGCTTGAGCCCTCTTGTCAAGAATATCCTGAAGCTCCTGCCTATTTTGAAGAATCTCATTGAATTTACGTTCGGCCTCACGTTGAGCCTTGGCTTGCTGCGCCTGTTCAGCAGCTAGCTTCCTAGCTTGCGCTGAAGCATCAAAATATTTAAGCGCCAGTTTCTCTATTTGTACTCGATAGGCTTCGACTTCTTGCGGGGTCTTCGGATCTCCAAGAACCGCCCTCATCTCTTTTACAGCATTTAAAAACTTTTTCTCTGCTGGCAGAGCGTCCATCAGCATAGCTGTTCTAGCCTCTTCAGCAGCTATAAGTGCTTCAAGACCTTCAGCTCTTTCAGATAATTCTTTTGAAGTAGTCCCTGTTTCTTTCTTGAACTCTTCAAGAGCTTTCTTCGCAGAAAGCAAGGCTACTTTTGCTTTTTCTACCCTATCCTGCTGATCTGATATATCCCTAGACAACGCTTGGACCAAGGACCTAGAGTTTTCTTGTGCGGCCCCCTGAGAAAGAACATTTTCGCGCATATCCAAAGCGGCATACCCAGCTCTTGTTTGTGCCTCCTCTAAGTCAAACAGCTTGTTTACAGCATCGCCATGTGCCTTAGCTGCATCACTTACGGCTTGCTCGGCTTTTTCTAATCTCTTCTCATACTCCCTAGGCATTAATTTTTTTAAGCTAGTGTCGAGTCTCTCTGCCTTCTTTAATAGATTGTCAAGAGTCTCGTTTGTTTCATTTAATGAAGGGATGAATGAATAAGCAAGTGCAGCGCCGACAGCGATAATCGAACCAATAACTGGCCCTTTAGTGCCAAAAACCGAAGCTATCTGAGAACCCTGTTGACCCAGAATCATTAATGGGTTCATGCCCATTTGCATCTGAACTGAAACGTCTTGGATCTGATGACCAAGTTGTGCCATCTGCGCTCGACCCTGGCGGGTCATTCCGCGCATAGCTTGGTTAGTTTTATTTAACTGATGATCTAGTTTTTTTGCGTTTCTTACAGCGGAGTTAGTACCAGGACCCGTCCTATCATCTGCGTGTATGACGATCTTCTGGGTTGCCGCTGCCATCTTCCTGTCCTTCTATCCTAAAATATGCAATCCATTCTAACAGTTCTGAGTATGGAATACGCTCAATCTCAGATACAGTCTTGCCTAGATGACTCGCTAGCCTAAATAAACTCAGTCTGAGCGAGTCGTTTCTAAGTTTTTTTCCGGGTCCTCTTGTAAAACAGACCCAACAAGTACGCCGTAAAATTGCATGATAATCGTAGCGCGTTGACGCAGTAGCAAAGGCTTGTGTTCAAGCGAGAATGCTTTCTCACCGTCCTTAGTCATTGCTTTCATCATGATTAGTTCAACAGCGGCTTCCACTGAACTATTTATCAGGAAGTCTGGGAATCGCTTTTGCAGCTTAGAAAGCTCCTGCACTGAAAGGGGAGTGACAAAGAACGTCTCTCCCCAGGCAGGAACTTCAACTTCTATGCTGTCAAACTCGATAGCTTCCTTTAGCTTATCAAGTAGACTCATAAGTCACCTTATACAGTTGTTGTAGTTAAGTCGCCGCTACCTTGAACAGTGAAGCTAGCAGTAACCATCTCTCCAACTGATGATGTTACAGAACGTCCAGTGACAATACCAGAACCAGTGTAGTAGGTATCTCCAGCAGTTTCGCCTTCTGGGTAGATTTGGAAGGTGATCTCAGTTCCGACAACTAGGTCATCCTGATTAGAAGCTGTAGCTGGGTCCCACTGCACATCCAAAGAAGCAGTAAAGCTCTTTAGGGTGCTTTTGTAGGTACGCGCAGTATCACCAATCACAGTATCCTCTACCGTGTCACTTTGGTACTCAATAGAGTATCCAGTAACCTCAGCGACATCTGCTGAACCCACTTTAATTACGCCATTAGCGGCGGTCGTTGTAGCCATTGTGAAGCCTCCTTAAATGGCGTTTTCGGGTTGCCCCGTTAGTGTACGATATTGTACCTCAAAAGTTAGGCGGATCGTGCCAACAGGCTGATCCCCCTCACCAGAGTAGTCTGCATCTGCTGATGCTAATTCAGTGTTTGTGACCAAGCCGCCCAGAGAAGGGTCGTCAAGTACCTCTGTCTCAACCTCTTTGCAGATATCATCAAGCGTATCATCAAACCCTGATGTTGCTTTTACATACCCTTCAACAACAACTGTAAGCGTCCTATTTTGAGTTCTGCTTGAGCTAGATGTCCCAAAAGATGAGTCGTCAATGACCTCATTTTGGGTGTAGATCAAGAGAGCTGGAAGAGACGCTGAACCGATGGGATAGACCCGGCTAGCAAATACATTTGTGCCAGTGGTAGTAAGGCTCCTCAGATGACCTTCAAAATATTCCCTGATCTGCTGTCTAACGTGGCTCATTGCAACTCCAACATCAATGTAGACATTCCGGTTCCATCAGGCTGTACGTCCGTAACAACATAGCTCTTACTATCAATAGTTAATGTGGAGCCATATCCGACCCCAGAAACATCAGATGTTTGGACAAGTATGAAGGTTTCTTGAACAGAGAATTGCATCTCCGCTCCGACTGTCAAAGGATTATGTGGACTATCAAAGATGCCTTTAATAACCTTAGTTCCGATATCAATATCGACCCCAAAGTCACTCAGTAATGTCGTCCTCTCCAGACTCGTTTCCACTGTCATCTTCTACAATCTCTTCCGTTTCTGGTTCAAATATTGGTTCTCCGGCAATCTCAGCAAGCCCCAAGCTAATTAATAAAGTTGCCGTTTCATCCTGAAGACTTACTACGTCCCCTGCTTGTCCGTGGTTTGACTTTTTGAGTAGTTTTACTTCCAGTTTCACGGGATTCTACCTCTTTAACTTGTCTGTCCGAGTTATTAGGCATTCCAGTATCAGGGACAACCCGACCTATCGCCATCAGTCCTCTAGCTGTTTCATCGTCTAAGACGATAATATCGCCAACTCTAGCTGGGGCTCCCCCAATTCTGCAATCTCTGATAACACGGTAATTCATAGTATCTCCGTAGAGTCAGGGGGCCGAAGCCCCCATCCTCAGTTTTTATGCACCGTCATTGTTGACAGCGAAGGATACAGCGTGGCGTACAGCTACATCCACTGACTGTAGAGCGCGTACACGCACTGTGCCAGAAGCAGATGAAGTGTAAGGATCGACAAGAATGTCGAGCCCGCCGTACATACCGACTAACAGGTCATTGAAGTTACCGAAGTACAAATCACCTGATGTTACTTGGTTAGATACGATTGCACGGTAACCGTTAATCGTTCCACCTGGCTCAACTACGAATTGGGCAGTGTTAGTTGCCTTCTCAGTAGTCTTTAACGCGCCGTACATGCTCGCAGGGAGAATGTATGCCAAGTTGCCAAGAAGTGCGTTGTCTTCTGCTACAGCAGTTTCCATTGCAACAACTTCTGCGAATGTTGGGTTCGCGGCTGCAAAGTTAGTTGGAGCGTTGATGCCAGTAGTATTCTTGATACCTGTTGGCTGACCAGATGCTCCTGATCCCTGCAACGCACCCAAGTCGATTGCCAAAGCAATAGCTTGAGTTAGGTCGTCACGAATAAGCGCCTCGATGTCTGGTGATGCTTGAATCATCATCTGTCGAGTAACTTCAGTGAACGCACCGACTGTCTTAGGTGTCATTGTCACCTGTGAGAAAGTAGCTTCAGATTCAGCAGCGGCAGCGCCTTCTGTTGCAATCCATCCCGCAGCGGCAGCAGTTGCCTTCTTAGGAATAGCCACGTTTCCAGACAGACCTTGCAGCATACGCGCACCAGCTTGCATGACTGAAGATTGATTGCGAAGGACATCAATGAAGTCGCCAGCGCGGAAGTCTTCAGGTACAAGTGAATCGTCGTCTGATGTGTTCAGGTCACGTTGAGCCCATTGACGAAGAACGTCAGCAGGAATCATGATACCTTGTGCAGTTACACCGTAAGCATCAGCGGCGGCACGTGAAGCTTCGAACTCAAATGCCGCTTCTTCTTGAGCCTTGCGGTCAGAAGGGTTAGCCAAAGCGCGAATAGCACGTGTCAAGCTGAAACGCTTAACTTCTCTGTTAGTCATGCCGATATCTTCAGTAACAAGTGGCTTGTCACCGATAGAATCCAACACAACACCACGGAACTCAGCCAGTGATTGACCGGAGCGAACGGCTTCAGCAGCCTTCTCAGTCATCCCGTGGCGAGCGCCTAGCTCAAAGATTTGAGCTGCCTCTTTTTGGGCAGAACGTGCTGCGTCAGCCGCTACTGCCTCTACATTTACTTCTTCAGACATTACAGTCTCCTTAATTTCAGAAGTTTCTATTACGGGTTCAGTAGGAGCGTCAGCACTTCGACCCACACGCGATTGACTGTCGGCAGGGATAGAAACTACAGATGCTTCCATAGGACGCCAGGATTTCACGCGATAGGTGTCCTTGCCTTCACGCTCCATCTTGTTTACTGCATAACCAACAGAAATGTTCTGCCGAATGCCGTCCTTCACATCCTGGAAGATCTCTTCAGCTAGTTCGCCTCGACCAAAGCGAACTGAAGCGCGGACCTTGCGCTCCTCTGAATCAAGTTCCACGGATTCAATTACACCGATCTGTTGTGCCATATCATGGTCTAACAACAGCGGCGCTCGACCAGTTGCAATCCATGACATATCAATGGACTCAGCCTGGTGGTCTAAAACTTCTTTGCCGTAGCCGCGAGCAACAGGATTCTCTGTTGACATTACGATGCGTACTCGGCGCTCCTCCTCATTGATGATGTCGTCACCGGAGACTTCTATTGCTCGATGTACGATATCAACCAATGAAGCGTCCCTAGACTCTTCATCTAGGTCTACGATAACTTCTTCTTCAGAATCAACGCTTTCAGCAACTTCAGAAACATCCACTTCAGCTTCAGCTTCATAGTCTAAAGCTTCGATGCCTTCCTCTTCTACACTACGATCATCTAACTGGTTCATAATCTTTTTACTCCAACTAAATCCTGCATCACCGCCCCATAAGGCCCAAGCTATTCGCCCGTTTGATGGATAACCATCCTCTCCTGGGCGGAATCCTTCTGCCTTCTTGTCAACTTCATGACGGCTGAAGAATGAGTACATGCGCTTGATTGTATCATTACTAAGGTTTTTGCCGTTAGTAATGTCCCTAGCACGTGCTATGCCAACTTCTGTTCCGCCCCTGCCATGCTCCTTTCTCCAGTCAAGACCCTTCTGCGCTTCTGACTTCATCCCATCGGTAGGTTTGTAACTCATCAGCCTTCCTCTTCGTCGGATAAGTTGATTTGCTGAACTGGAGCTTTCGGAGCGCCAAACGGTTCAAACGATGTTTGGATGTTATATTGCGTAGCGGTTTCTTTATCTCGCTCGATTTGAGCGAAAGTTTCTTCGACATCTCTACCATAATGATTAGCTACATCTTGCATTGACAGTATGCCGTTCTGTAATCCAACAACGGCTGCGTTCATTTCCTTCAATGGATCTACCCATTGGAAGCCCCTTCCTCTCCACTGCGCTGCATCAGCAAACTTATTGTACTTATCTGGGCCAATAGAAAACCCGTTCAATGCCAATGAATTTGTGTCCATGTTCCACTTTAGCCAAGCTCTAAATACCTTGTCCACGAAGTGGTCAATAAGGAACTGTTGGTCAGATTTGAATTGATCTCTCTCTAACAAAGCTCCCTGCCTGATAGAGCTGTAAGAAGTGCCCTCAAGATCGTTACTTAGTGACTCATAAGAAAGACCTAAGCCAGAAGCGATGCCGCGCAAAACAGCTTTATTGAAATCAGAGAACGCACTTGTTGGGTGCGTTGGGTCAATCATCTTCAGGTCATAACCTTGGGGCAAAGACTGAATCGTCCCTGCCTCATAATTTAGCTCTGGGATATCTCCATCATAAGAATCAGCTATACCATCTCCTCCCGGAGACACCAAAACACCAAACTTAGCGGCCGCTGCCCTAGCTGCTGTAATCTCAGCATCCCTATATCCATCAAGCATCTTCAAAGCAAAGATTGCAGGAGCGAAAGCTGATTCACCCCTAGTCTGTCCGGCTCTCTTTTTCTTGAATACGTGGATAATGTTTTCGGCAGGAATTCTAGTGTGCTTCTTCTCTGGCCTGTTTTGCATGAAGTCATAATCGCCAGGATGATAATTTAGAACCCAGTAAGCGACTGGACGCTCGAACTCATCAAGCTCAACGCCCATTCGAATACGTCTTCCGCTAGGCATAAGCTCATTTTTATCAACATCAACACGGTCAGCTTCTATTGGGTGAATGGCTAACCCATCCTGATATGCTGAGTTCTTAACTACCTGTGCAAAGAACTCGCCATCTCGCTTGAGAACACGTATAGCCATCGCACAGAGATCACGAAATGACATGCATCCGTCTGTCGTCGAGTATTTGCCCCACTGCTTCCATCTACGTTCAATTAAGTCGTTTGCTGGGACATCAAGCCTATTGTCTAGGTTTACCCCTTTGACCTGAAGATTAAAACCTCTGTCTCCGACAACGCCTATCTCCATTAGATCAAGCGCCCTAGCTACATATTCATTGTTTCTTTCTAAGTCTCGTGCTCTATCGCGCAGTTTCCCTAGCGATGGCTTAATTGTTGAATCTGCTGACGCAGAAGAACCAAACATCCCGCCAAGGAGACGGCCTACTTGAGCGCCCTGATAGTAACGCTTCTGCACCTTCTTCTCTTTGCGGCTAAAAAACGGGATCTTCATAGGAATCTAGCCTTTATCGTCGATGAAGACGCTTTGCCGGCTTTGATTGCAGCCTTGTTGCGCTCCTGGTTGACCTTGCCCTGCCAGTAATTAATTTCTTTGCGAAGCTCTTCGGGCTTGAGCTTTGTAAGAGAGCGGCCGGCGATTGAGTAGCTTTCAACATCTGAACCAATTCTCCCTGCGTAAACGTCTAAACATTTTTGTAGGTTAATTTCTGCTTCGCTTCTTGGGTCTGTTGAGTCA